TGACGTTTCGTTTCATAATCATATCTTGCCACTTTGCGTAGGCCTATCGTTAAATTATAATCATAAGGTGAGACCCACGTTACATCCTCATAACCTTTGTCGACTGCTATATAATCCTCTCTTTCTGTAAATGGTGTGTTAGTTGTTACCGACGTATAGAATGTAGAGTATTTAAAGAAATCTTTTAGTTCGATTGCTTGTGCACAACATTTCTTTGGTGTAGCACATGATATTAGTAATACTACTAATAGTAATAATATTTTTTTCATTATATAGTTTTATATGTTATTGTTACCTCTTCTCCACATTCTATAGCTTCTGCTATACGCGGATATATTCTTTTATAAGCTTGTGTAGATTTACCTATAAACCCATCTTTTGTTATTTGATTATTTTCTTGCGAATCGCCTACCAATAAACATCCGGCAGTATGCTCATCTGTGTTTCCACAATGGATAAGTATATACTCAAACCCAGGAACATCAAGAACATGAAGCATACCAATATGTATATGAGGAAATCTTTTCGTATACCTGCCATGATACCCTCCAACTTTCCTAAGACCCAATTTATAAACTCCGTTTGGAATTCTCGTTTCGCCAAAAACTTTCTTATCTCTTTGTTCATCTTCTAATGTATATGCTAAAAATTTTTTTTGTTGCCATAGCCCATCTATGTCATTACCTTGTTCTATTACTTCTAATAATATTCCATTAGTACTATCTGTACCACTTGAAAATCTAATTACTTCTAATTTCATTATGTTATTATCACTGTTATATCTGGATTTGTACCAGCGTTTGATATTCTTAAGTTAAATCTTTCTTTATCAAAAGATAAATTATCTTCTAAAACTAGAGTTGCCCCACTTGGTATAGTTACATTATGAACAAGTGGATGTACTGGTGAGCCCCCACTACCATTCCACAAATGAACACTTATACTTGTAGCTGGGCTGGCGCTATTATTACATATGGTCATTTTATTAATACCGCCACCACGATTTCCACCTTTAGTTATTAAGGTTGTAGTTGTTGCTGATGTTATTGCTTTATATATTGCCATAATTATATTCCTATTACTTTTTCTATATTAGCCGTTGCCACTCCTTTTACGTTATCTATATTTGCTGACGTTACTCCATTTACTGTGTTTCCATATCCTGTTGCATATATAACTTTAATATAATATTGAACCATTATACCTTCAGTAGTACAGTCAGGAGAAGCTACTTCTATTTTCATTCCATCTAAATCACTATCTGTCCATGCGGTAGATCCATCTGACGTTGTTCTAACAGTTCCAACAACTGTTGACGCTGTTCTTCCTGCAGGAATTGGAAGGTTTTCATTGTAATACACAGACCCACTTGCGTTTGTTATTTTTGTTCTAGCCGTCCAAAGTCCTGATCTAGCACTTCTAAGACCAACTAAAATTACTTGAACACTAGTAATAGAACTAACTCCTGTATTATCAAAATCACTAAGAGTAACTATTAGTTCTGCATTATTAGCTGTTGTTGTCCATTGATTAGAAGTTTCTCCTTGAGCTAACTCAGATAAAGTAGAAGAGTCCCAATTAGTATTAGTTGTTGCAGTCGCAGGATTTAAATATGCTATCGCCATTTATAATTTTTCTATTATTTGTCTATATTTAGTTTCATTTACTTCGTAATCTATATATGGGTTTTCAACGATTGTATTTTTATAAATACATTTCCATTGCATACACCTAGCATACCATTGATTTTTAAATTTATCTATAAATTCACGATGCCTATCTCTAGTATTTCCAAATTCCAAAACATCATCATAAACTAAATCAAATTTTTCTTTTGGTTCATATTCCCAACTAAACATATTTAATATTTCTGCGTTATGATTTTTATTCCACTCTAATGCTGATTCATAAATCCCTCTATTTGGTTCTATGATAACGTGTCTTTTTATTCCTTGCTTTTGAAATTCTGTTGCCGTCCAACCCATTCCAAATCCTAACTCTAAAACAGATTCAAATTTATATTCTTTACAAAGTAATTCAACGCCTTTTTCTATACCTCCTTGTTCGTGATGGTACAAGACACATTCGTCTTCCCCTTCAATATAATAGCCATGTTCTTTTTTAGTTAATTTACCGTCTATCCATTCTTGTAATTCCATATTACGCTATTTCTACCCAAGTATTATCTGGTTTAAAGTAAATTAACGCATCACTAGAATGTGTGTCAATACAATAACCTACAATTCTAACGTATTCATCCTCATCCGTTGGTGCGTTAAAATCAAAATGTCCAGCTGTTGTATCTGATATATACACGGGTGCCCCAACAACTGGTGTTCCTTCAATTTCTGTAGATGCTACTCTAATGAATCCTTCAAGTAACACGCCCACTGTTCGAGCGCTACCAGCTAATCCAACGCCTAGTAATTGTGATGCTCCAGTTAGAACAGTATCAGATTGAGCTTGATTCCAAGTTCCATCTGTATGGAGATAGTATATTTCAGAACCGTTTAAAGTATCATTTGCCCCAGGTGAATACCTCATTATTGTTCCACTATATTGATCGCCTGCAGTATAATGCGTCTCAAACGTCGTGGTATCAAAATCATAGATTTTATTTATTTTCTGTTCAGAAGATGTTAGATTAAATTCCCCATCTGCATGTATAGTTAAATCAGCTTGAGTACCCAAATTGCTATCTTCAGTTGATATAGTTGTTGCCCCATGCTCTCCAACTAAGATATTAAAGTAATCATTTGCGCTATCTCCACCTGCCTCAAACATTCTGAACTGAGAATTTTCCCCACTTTCTGCGCCGAATTGTGCAAAAGTTTGATCATCATTAGTATTAATTTTAATATCACCAGTTCCAAATCCAGCTCCACCTTGTTTTATTGTAACGCTATCTGATGTTGGTGTTATATTTATACCTCCATCAGCAAGAATATTTATATGTGCTGTACTACCACCAGCCTCATTAGTTTTAAATGTTGTCTCACCGTCGTCTTTAACGTCTATCGAGAAATAATCATTAACGGTTCCCGCTGATCTAATTAATATGTCATTCGCGTCATTTGGTGTATCAATTATTATTCCATTAGTTCTAGCTGCGTCTCCACCACTAATATCTATATTTATACCAGTATGTTCAATATTACCCTGATCACTACTGTTATTCAAATTTATATCAACACCTTTAACATTTGTAGCAGCAGCAGCATCATTAGTACCAGTATCGTCATAATCAATAGTTAATCCTGTAAAATCAGTACCTTGACCGCTAGCTAAATTACCAGTTTTATTATAATCAATAATTAATGGATAGCAACTTGAATCTACAGTTCCGGAGTTTGTTAATTCTAAATCAATAAGTCCAGTATTGTTTATTCCACCTAATGTACCAACAAAATTTATAAGCTTACCAGTCGTTAATGATGGGGCCGCGATATCTATGATATTACCAGTAGTATTTACAGCATCAATATCTAAAGCTATTTGATCTGCATCATCATTATCAATTAATAAAGCCGTCGCGCCTGAACCACTAGTATTTTCTATCTCAACTCCTCGATGTACAAGTTTTAACCAACTAGCAGTACTAGTAATTGTCATATCATCTTCAAGAGTTATATTGTCCCCATTGATAGTTAAATCACCAGCTAAAGTTGTAACTGAAGCAACACCATAACCTAACCCAATATCAACTTTACTAGCTGTACCAAGACCAGTAGCGGTTAACGCCTGCCTTGATTCAGTGCTATTAGTTTGAACTTCTATTGATAATTTGCCTGCTTCATCAGTATTAGAGGCGTCAGCTACTATCCCTTTTATTGTAGCATATTGAGAACTATTACCACCATCATCAGTACCTTTCCAAATTATATTACCTAATATATCATTGTCAGCGTTAGTAGCAATTCTTTCAAACTTTACTGTTGGTCCATTAGTATCTCCATTATCAGTTTGAAGCTTTAACTCAGGGAATCCCTCAGTGGACGACGCTAATGTTGTTAATTGCGTAGAAGCGTCGTATGTAAATTGTGTTTCACCGGTTATTGCCGTAGCTCCTGTTGCTGTCATAACGCGGTTATCAGCACCGTTTGTCATTGTAACATCACTACCACCTAATGTAGTATTTTTTGTTACCTTACCATCTGAGTCAACTACAAGTACATTTTCTTCTGATGACGTTTCTAAGTTTTCTAAATAAACTGTAGTACGAAATCTAGATATAAAATCCCATATATGTTGACCTATCCATTTCATTTATTTTATATTTCAAATCCAAAGTTTAGAATCATAAATCTAAACCTTGCACAGTTTTTCTTTGTACACGTGGCACAAGGACACAGTCTGAATTCAAACAGTGTCCACGTACCTAAACGTAAACTCATTTCGTATACTTCTTTTTTATTACCTGCTTTCCAAGAGTTTATCCAATTCATTATATTTCAGTTTTAGAGAATCCTAATTTATTTAACAACCACATCACTGGTTCTACTTTAAAGAAGCAACATATAGCGAAGTATAGTACACACCATAAGTTACCACCAAAGAAATTGAAGATCATACCACATACCATATATATTACAAGTAAGAAGTATACCATTCTAAGTGATGTCCATCCTTTCCAATTTTTGAAGTTTATCCATTCTAATTTCATTAATCCTTTTACAGTATTAACTCCGTTTAAAATGAAGTTTTTAATTATGTTTATCATATTTTTAATTTATTGATTCTTCTATATAATTACACGTTTACCTATTTGTCTACATGGTGATAACATCTTTTTTTCTCCCCGTACTCACCCTTCATTTTACATTGATCTCCGTTTTTCTTAATAAAAGTACATCTATATTCTTTAATTCCATCATTGTCTCTATCCATGCCGTCCGTAAAGTCCATATGATGAACACACTTCCAAGATTTTTCTGCTGTTTCAGTTGTCATATTACATCTCTCACCATTTGATCTGATCCCAGAACACCTTACTGTTTTAATACCTTTTCTTTTCTTTTCTTCTTCTTCTGCTTTTTCTTGTTCTATTTTTTCTTGCTCTTTTTCTTTTTTCTTTTCTTCCTTTTCTTTTTCTTTTTCAATTTCTTTTTTCTCTTGAATACGTTTTTTAGCTTCTTCTACATCTTCATCTTCAATACCTAAAGTCCACCCATTCCAACCTAAAAACATAGCAAGTCTTTTCCACATTTCGTGTTGACCAGTTATTGCCTCTTCTAAATTATTAGCTTTATTAATTAGTCTAGCTATAGGTATATTAGTAGCGGCTTCTATAATATTAGCCCATTTTTCAATTGTTGGATTTTCTATTCTTAAGCCTAATTCTTCTGATAAACCTTTATTATATTTTTCAGCATAATAAGCATTCACTATTTTTCTTATTTTACTACCAACAGGTGGAGAAAGATTTACTAATTCTAGTATTATTTTTTCAGGACGATCTTTTCCATAGGGTTTTTTAGATTGTATATCCCATTGTATTACAGTGTTTTTAATAGTAGAAACTATTGCCCCATATATACCTGTACCTCTTAAAAAAGAATCTAAAGCGCTATTTAAAGTACTAGTTGTTTTATCTTTTATCTCTTCTTCTTCATCACCCCATATAAGAAAAGCTAAAGCGTTTTGTAAGGCAGAGAATATTATATTATTAACTACTCCATAAAATATTATTTTTGATACATTAGTTCTTATATCACCTCTACGATTAACTAAATCAGACAATGCTTTTTTATTTAACCTACCATATTGCATTGTAACGTTTTGAAATGCTAATATTAATCTACCTAAAACACTAGCTTGCTGTTGTGATATTAAGTCTTCTCTCGAGGACTGTTGCGTTTCCTCTGCTATCTCCTGGAACTCTAACATGGTTCTATCATGTGCTTTCTTAGGAGACATCCCTTGTTTTATATACTTATTGTATCTATTTCTATAAAGACTAGCACCACCAAAAGCTATAGCAAAACTATCTGCTATTTGTGTAGGTAAAAAACCTTTTTGTAATAAATAACTAATAACCGTAGTTGGGCTATATCCTCTTTCTTTGAATGATTTCGTTAACTCTGCCGCAGAAACATCTGTCTGTAACCCCTTTCTTCTTTGCTTTAACATAGGGGAATTAAATAACATTACAAAGTCTTTCCAAAATTGAGGTTGATTTGCGAAAGCTGCGGAAGCTTTAAATATATTGTTATCATGCCAGTTAATAAAATTAACAATAGACATAGTTTGTAGTAGTGCAGATCTAGTATTAAAGAACATAATAGCACCAACAGATCCGTTTATCCAATCAGTGAACATATTAACAAGTTTACTTTTACCTTGTTTTCTATTTCCACCATATTCCATACGGTACAATATGTCTTCTAAAGCTGATTTAAAACTAGCACCATATAATGCTTCTATTTTATTAATATTTTCAGGAGAAAGTATTATATTTTTATTATCTATCCACTCTTGTAAGAATTCTCTTCTACCAATTTTATCTACTACATTTCTTAAGTCAGTTGGTATACTTTCCATTACCCAATTTTCACTTGGCTTTACGTATCCATCTTTTCTACGCGTAACAATTGATAACCCATCTGCAAAAGCTTTGATATTAGGATTATTATTTACGTGTGCAACTAGTTTATTTTGTAAAGTCTTTGATATACCAGGAATGTCAAACCCAGCCTTTGTCCATAAATAAACACGAATAGCCGTATCGTTAGTAAAACTTGTACCAGGAACTTTTTTATTTATATTTTTATTTACATCAGGAAATTTCTTTTTTAAATCACTATACTCGTTAACCATGTTCTGTTTATACGCGTTCCAAGATCGTATACCTTTAGCAAATGGTTTTAATAATTTTTCCGTAAACCACCGCATGTCAGCCTCACCTTGTTTTCCTTTACCTATAAAATAATATAATAAACCTTTAAAATCCTCAGCTGAAGGTGGTATATAAAGACTTTTTAAAAATCTAGTAATATTAGTTTGTGAACCCCTTTTTCTAGCTTCAGCTGCTGAAAATCTCTTGTTTGCGTCGATACCTTTTTTACGTTCTAATATATTATTAATTTCTTTATCTAAATTAATATCTGGCTCAATGACCTTACTATACATAGTATCATTACCAGGTTCTATTATTTTCCCGTTTTCTTTTAACTTAGCTTGAACTACTTTAGATTTAATATCAAGTTGATCTAATACATTTTTAACAGCCTCGACGTTTTGTAAAGCATCATCTACAAAATACATATCATTATATCCTTCAGCAAATTTATCTAACATCCATTGAGCTTTCGCGTTACCAGAGCTATTAGCTAATCCAGTTATATTTTTTAATGGTATATCTAAACCTTGTCCTTTTAAAAATTGTTGTATAGCAAAAGCAGATTGCTGTGGTCTAGCTGTTAAAACAAACATATCTTTTGTACCAAACTTTTTAGCTCTCTTTCTAGCTTTTTCAAGTAATGGTCCCGGTGTTCCATCTACAACTTTATTGAATTCAGAAAAATCAAATACAGCACCTTCGTCTAATAATGCACCACCTTGAGTAGCGAATTCCTCAGCTGTTAATCTACCTTTAATATACCCACTAGTAAAATTATTTATGTTAACAACCAAATCGTTGGGCATTGGATCACCTTGTTTTAAGTTATCAGTATTAACTTCAGCAAAGTTGTTACCAAATTCTTCTTTAAAAGCTTTTTTATTTTTTTGTACAGCATTCCAATTACGCTCAACAATAAAATCTTTTAATGATCTTTCTTTTCTAGCTTTATTTCTAGCTAATGCTGTTTCTAAAGAACTTTCTACAAATAACATTTGTACATCATATCCTGCATCTTTATATTTTTGTGCTTGCGTAAATAAAGATATTGTACTAGCACCAGTTCCATCTACCACAACTCCATCACCTCTACCTCTAAACTTTATAGCTTTACGTTGTGCAATATCTCTAGCCTCCCATTGTAATTCTCCCCATTTACTAGCTTGCTCAGGTGTAAAATCCCTCATGTCTGTAGGTAAGCCACTATTCTTAACTAACCATTCTAAAGCTATATCTTGGTTTACTACTTTAAAGCCTTGATCTTTTAATCCTAATTGTTTAACAACATTTGATTTACCACTACCAGCGCTACCAGCTAAGAATATAACTTTTCTACCAGAAGCTGGAGCTCCAGTGTTATTTGGCATAGTGTATCTAACTCCAGACTTAGTTCTAGCTAATGTATCATCAAAATCAAAAGTAGACATACCCTTGATTTCAATAGGTTTGCTTAGCATACTATCATTATTATTATTTAATACAACTAAATCATTTCTAACTAATACAGTTTCTTTAATATTTTCTATAGAATTTATACCCTCGATATTCAACATATCAATAGCTGCAGCAGCCTGTTCTTTCGTTATAGTGCCTGATAAAATACCTAGCATTAAATCGTATTGAAATTGAAATATAGGTTCTGTTATTTTACCATCTATTTTAACATCAAAATTTTCTGCTAATGTTTTACCATTTTTCCATTTTATAGTATTTATTAAATCAACACCCAAAGTTTTACCAGCTACAGCATATCTAACCATAGCTACCATACCTTGAGGTAAGTCATCTAATTTACCATCAAATATTCTTTCCGCTATATTATCCCAAAATATATCTGGTAAATTTTCTTGGAGATTTTTACCATCTTTATTTTTTACATCTTTTAATCTTTTATCTATAATCTCTAATAAAGGCCCTTGCGCGTATATAGCTTCAACTATTGGCCAAACTGTATCTATTTGACCCACTCTAGCTGCGTTTACCAACATATCCATTATCCTTTTCTGAGGTCCAGCATGCTCTTCAGTCATCACGTTAGTAGTATCTTCTTTACCATTCTTCATTATAGTATAGAAACTAAATGGAGATAGTATTCTAGTGATACCACCATTTTGATTATTAACAGTATCAGATGCCATTAATGAAAATAAGTAAACATGCCCTGGTTTAGGATTTTTATTTGTCTTCAAATAACCCTCCATTGCTTTAGCAAAATTATAAAGCATATCTAACCTTTGTTTAGAATCATCTTTTTTATTTAAAACCTTTGGATTAAATCTTCTTTTCTTTGGACCCGATGTGTGCGTATAACTATTTCTTGGAAGTGATTGTTGTGCCCATAACCCACCAAGTTCATATTTTTCTCTAGGAAACATTTGTTCAAAGTTTTCTACAGAAAAGAAAGTGCTTAACCCTATTCCACCAGTCATTGTATTTCTTAATTGATCATAATATTGTGGATACTGTTTTAAGAAGTTATCTACGTCAAGTCTCAACTGTTCACCCGTAGTTATATCCGGATTAAACGGTGATGGGGCATCATAATCTACAACTGTCTTTCTTTTTTTCTCTAACTTTTTTATATCATCACCATGCTTTAAGACGTGTTCTAATTTTTGAATACGTATTGTTGGTATATTTTCAGCATAAACATTTGAGTTTTTATCATAAAGTTGTTTTGCTAATTCAACTTTTTGTTTGCTATCAAGTGTAGGAGGATTAGAGTACATTGTTAAAGAAGTACCATCTTTTAATCTGGCTATGTTATCAGCAGCTTCTATTCTATTTTCAATAGCATCTAATCTTATTTCTTGATTAGCCGCTAATTGTGATACTTGAACTACTAGTTCTCTAATAGCGCCGTCTGCTTTAGTACCTGGTTGAAAAGTGCCATCAGCATTTATACCGAATAAATCTAAGAATTCTTCTTTAGTTATATTAGTTCTTTTATTTTGAGCAAATTTTTGTCCTAATCCTTTTTTAGCGCCTTCTTTTACTTTAAGTCTTTCGCCTTTAGTATAAAATTCCCCAAGTTTAGTATTAGCTACACCAGTAGCTCTACCATCTCTATCTTGACCTTCTGGTAACACATCTAATAAACCTGTATTAAAAGATCCATCTTCATTTATAGATTTAGTATATATATACTCTTGCGCAGCTTTTCTTTGCTCAGCATTTAGATCTTGTTTAGCTAATATTCTAAGTGGATCAACTCCAAATTCAGCTGATATAGCATTTAACACTTCAAATAAAGGACCAGTTGGGATAACATTTTTTTCAGTAGTAGCTTTACTTTGAGTAGATAGTAATAAATCTCTCACGCCTTTATATGTTAATCCATCTAGTGGGATGTTAGCTTTTTTAACGACTTGCTTCACCGCTTGTTTAACGTTATTTGGTAAACCCAACATATCCATTGCCATTATTAAATCATTGATATCTTGTATAGATTCGTTTAATAACGAAGGTGACATGTCAGCATTTTCAATTTGATCAATTAACACATCTTTTTCCGCTTGAATTGTATCAGCTATTTTACCAGTCTCATCTTTAACTTTATCAATAGATGTTCTAGCTTCTTCTTTTAGATATTGATTGATAACATCTCCTTTAGCTCTGTATATTATAGATCTACCAGCTCCACCAGATATACCAGCTAACCATCCAAACAAACTATTATTTTTATCTAAATTATAATTATTTAAATATCTTAATCCAATTTCTTCTTTAACTTTTCTAGTAAAATCTTTTAATGCTTCTGGTGGTAAACCTCTTTCTACCATACCAACTTGTATTAAACCATTTAAAAGTTTACTGTCGACAATTTTACTATAACCTTCTACATACTCTGGTGATGCTTTAAATTCGTTATTGTTTTTATGTTTTCTTGAACCATCGTCTTCCATTACTAAGTCATCAAACTCATCTCTTAAATCGGGATTTGATTTTAAATTCTTTTCAACAGCTAAACTATGCATGTTTAAGTTTTTTCTTTCTTCTGGTGTTTTAGCTTCTTGAAACATTTTTCCCCTAGCGCCTTTAGCCATCATAGCTAATATTGATTTATTAACTTTGTTATTTTTAAGAGAATGATGGTAATCTTTAATGTAATTTAAAACGTCTCCAGTGTTATCAAAATTAAAAGCATATCCAGTTTTTTCTTGAGACCATCTTCTAAATACACTACCTATTCTACTTATAGCGTTTTCTTTTATTCTAACATCTCCAGTGGCTAGCATTTCTGATATTATTGCTAAAGCTTCCTCTCCTTGCTTATCTATACCATACTGGCTAACTCTTTTGTTGAACATGTCTTGAGCTGTAAGAGTTTTGAATTCTAAATTATTACCAGATAATATTTTATTTAATGCACCTCCTAACTTTACTCGCATTCTAGGGTTTGCTTTCAAAGTATTAGCGAATATAGCGTGAGTTAACTCGTGTGCTGCTGTAGCCCACATACCATCTTCAATAGCTTTCTTTTTGTTGATTACTATCCTCATCTTTTTAATAACAGTATTTCCACTAGCATCTTTACCATACACTGGTTTAAACCTACCATAAGGATTCTCTTTTAATATACTACCACCTACATTAACGTTTCTTTTAAGTATACCATTTTTTCTATTAATTCTATTATTAATTGCTTTTGATTTCTTAGTTTCGTTTTTAATTATATTATTTTGCTCTATTTTTTTCGTCCTCTTATTTTTATTCGCGTCTTTAATTATATTTTCTTGCTTCTTAATCTCTTTATTATTCTCTAAAACCTTGGTATTAGTTTCTTTATTTACTTTATTAATCTCAGTTTCTTTTTTCTTATCGTCAAATTTTTCATTAGTATTTATTTCATCAATTTTTTTACTATTTTCTTCTTTTAATTTGATATTTTCGTTATTAAGATCTTTCTTTTTATCTTTAGCTTCATTAATAATTTCATTACTTTCGTTTTCTATATTATTAATTTCTTGTTTAGCATTATTAACATTGTTATCAGCTTCGTTTTTACTCTCGTTTAATTGTTCTAATTCAGCTTCATTTTCAGCAACTATATCTTCAAAATCTTCTCTAGATGTTCCCTCACCTTGCGTCTCTGTAATTAAATCATCTGTATATTCGTCTTCGTTTTTAGTTTCAAGAATTTCAGTTTCAATATTACCCTCTTCCTCAAGCTGTGTTATATAATTATTCATATTAGCCATGCTTTTCTTATACTGCTTCTCTGCTTCTTCGGGATTTACTTTAGCTAATATTTTGTGTTTTAATATTTTTCTATCAGCAACGCCTTGCTCTAAATGCATGATCATTGCTATTTTTGTATCATGAGATATTTTATCATCACGCATTATTTTCTCAGCTTCTAATCGATCAGCGTGATCAGCTTTGTGAATATCAAGTAATATTCTTTTATCTTCATTACTCATTAAATCAACTTTAAACAACTCTCTTTTAAATTGATCTTCTATTTTTAGTGTTGTCTTAAGTATTTCTTCATCTATTTTTTTGACCTTATCAGTATCCCCATCTTTTTCTGCTTGCTCTTTTCTTTTTTCTAATGTAATCGTTTTTTCATACAACTCACCTATTATTTGATTAGCGTCTTTGGTTAAAAATGGATTAATTACCATACTTTTAAATACAGGTCCCGCGTGCATAAAACCAGATAAGAACATACCATTTACAAACGCTTCATCTAATCCATCAGCCCAGTGAGCGCCTTCAACGCCTGACCAAACATCCATAACATTACTAGAAAATTGAGTTAGTAATTCTGAGGTTCCTTCTTCTATTACGTTTTTTGTAAAATAAGCCGAATAATAACCAGTTGCATTAATAAAACTTTGACTGTCACCAATTCCGTAATTTGCCCTAAGGCCCTTTTTAAAACCTAGTTTAGCATGTCTAGTTCTACCAAATACATAACCAAGTCTTTTCCACTGCCCAAATGTAAGTTTTTCAAACAATGCTTCAGTTGCGCCAGTTACGCTAGCATTAAGAAGTATCTCATAAAATTTAAAATCTTGACCATAAGCACCTCCAGTTTCAGCAAATAATGCATCTTCTCTTCTCATGAAATCATATTTTTCTGAAAACGCATAAGTACCCATGACACGTAAAGAATATCCTCTAGACACATAAGCAGCGACTAATATAGGTAAATTATCCGTTAATCCAGTAAACAAATAATCTAGTCCATCACTAAAATCCTCTATATCACCCCATTCAGTTGGTAAACTTAGAGTTTCGTTCCACTCTTCTATCTGCATAGCCACATCATCACCCATTCGGTTGCAACCGTCTTCTATCCATTTAAGCCCACTGTAACCTAAGCTACCTTCCTTAAAACCACCAATGTTACTTACTAAGTGAGACATTGATGCCCCAAATTTAGCAACGCCACCATAAAGTGTATTAAAAATAGATATACCTAATTTTTTTGGATAATACGTTCCTGGTTCGTGATCTCTTTCTAGTATATTTTGCATTAACTTCCAGTTTTCTAAACTGTAGTTTGCTGTATCTAACTGCTCAAATCTTTCACCTAATATTTTTTCAGTGGCAGGTATAGCCTCAGATGTTAAAAGATTATATTGACTTAATAAACTAGATACTTCCAATTCCCATTCTCTAAGTTCTTCTTTAATAAGAGAGTTATTTTGAAACTCCTCGTTTGTAGTTATATTATATTTTTCTTTTAATTCCCCTATTTTACCAAGAACCCCTACATTTGGATCCCCAAAACCCAATTCAAACAACTTCATTTCTATCTCTAAAGCGGTGCTGTACATATCTTCTATGTTCTTTGTCAACACTTCTATTTCAGTGGTATAATTAACTATATCTTTATCAAGTTGCGTAATATCTCTTTTTACATCTTTTAAGGTTTCTGTTTGTAGTATTCCTTCTGTGAATATATTAGAAGACATTTCAGAGGCCTCTTCATTAGCTCTTTCGAACATATATTCTTGCGACCGATATCTCACCCATAGTTCAGTGAGTTTTTCTCTTTTGTCTTTTTGATGATTCTCATCATGTACTAAAGCTTTAAATAAATCTTGATACTCTGGATTAGCTTCTATATCGCTATCAATAACCCAAGGCATTTTTACTAAGTTACCTTCACTATCATATCCTACAGAATCTTTGTATTTAGTCTCTTTTAATAACTTTGGAATGAGTGTATTATTAATATAATACTCAGAATAATTTTTTTCGTAAGCTTCTATAACCTCTGGAGCACCGGACATGTAGCCCCAAGTTTCGCCTTCTGTTGGTCGATTAAAATCTTTATATAAAGCTAAAGTAACCGTAGTATCATATTCCTGTCCTTGCTCTGCTACAAATTCCATAGCTGGTTGTACTCCTGGAAGTATAAATTTCATAGCTCCATCTTCCCAATAGGTTAGACGGCCATCATAATATCTATATGCTCCTTCAAAAATTTGTTTATCACTATCACGACGTGGATCAGAACCTTTTATATCAGGACTATGTTGGAACATGTCTACCTCTGCAGTAGGATCGCCTCTATAAGCAGCAAGACGATCAAAAGCAGCATTTATCATAGACGTATACTCTTGAATTCTCCAAGGATCGGGCTTAATAAATTCTAGCATATTTTCTGCTAGCATATCGTCACCCCGTTCAAGGTGTTTATGGGCGAGTGACCCTTTGGTTTTGATAAAATCATTTAATTGCTGAGCAACTTTTTTCATTTCACTTATATCACCACTACCAAAATTTACAGGTAAAGTTAAAGTAGCCATTTCTTCCGCTGCATCCCAACGGTTATGAAACCAATCAGAATTATCTATAAGCCATTGTTTATAATGAGGCGAGTATATTTCAACTTTCTGATATAATCCTGTTTGTTGGTATATTTCAAATCCGTGTCCATATAATAATTCACTTAATTCATCTACAACTGTTTTTTTCCTACCTTCAAATACAGTATAATTTATTTTATCACCAGTACTTAAGGATATACTTGGGTATTCTACTTCTTCTACTTTGTAAAACTCATTTTTAAATTTTTCAAAATTGATATCAGCATAAATAAGATTTTGCTTGTTAGCATAAATTTGATAAGCTGGATCAACCGCAATAGGTGTTTCTAATTCAAATAATTCATCTGTATAGGGATTATAACCATGTGTACCAGCGTATATTTTGTCTTTAACCTCTTTATTCCATAACCAAGTTGCTTCATCCCACGTACTTTTATCACCATACGTAAAATAAGGTAAATAACCACTATTCTGTGCATATAAGGCCCCAGTATCATTGTTTCCTCCTGATCCAGTAAAAGTTGAGAACTCCCATTGTTCTGTTTTTTCATTGTAATATGGTTTTTGATAATTTGGATTATCATATAAGTCGCCGCCAGGTTGGTATATTGGATCTGAAGCTTTTACTACTAAAAAACTACCATCCAATTTGTCCATATCTTTTGCGACGCTATGAGTATATTCAGTAAATACATGTGGTGCTTGTGTATGATACAGATGAGTTTCTGTACGTAAATTAAAATAATCAGGGGCGTTTTGTATTGTTAATATCATACTAGGAGTAGTACCCGCGAAATCATAACCTGATCCCAACAATTCAGTTGCGACATCGGAAGAAGGTGCTACACTATTTTTATCATATTCAGGTGGGATTAGTGCCCCAGTTTCTGGGTGAGTTCTATCTAAAAGAGCTAGATTAGCTGGTTCACGTGTAAAAGCTATATTACTTTTTGTAGGTAATTTATCGGGTATCTCTTCATTTCTATCTTCAAGCCATACTGTGTCTTCAGATGGATCACCCTGTTCATATAATTCGGTAAAATCTGTTTCGGGAATTTCTCTATCTGCTGATGCTAGCGTCATATTAGCGCCACTTGCGGTGGCTAAATAAGGTTGTGCATAATATTCGTTTGAGTGGACATTTTCTACTCCTTGAACTGTAGTTCTGATGATTGTGTCGTAGTCGGCGTCGTGGTTGAGAACCTCTGTAGCGCTTATACCTCTTTTTAAAAGTTGCTCTCTAAAGTGTTCTTCATCGCTTGGATGTACTGTTACAAGTCGGAAAGGACCTGTATTTAATCTATAAATTTTTCCTATTTCTTTACTCATACTGTTTCGTTAGTTACCCGTTATTATTATTTTTTTTTAAGAGAATAGTTTATCAGGATTATTTGGATCGTATAAATTCAAATTTTTGTTTTTATCTTTCTTTTCTCTAAATTTAAGTATACTTTTCACTTTATCTGGAAATGCCATCTCTATAAAAGTAGGTTTATATGGGCCATACTCCATCATAAAATCTTTTTCTTTGCGCTCGTTTACATTGAAAAGATATTTTTTATTTTTAATTTTAACTTCAAATTTTTTTATCACAATAATTAATTATATTTATTAATATCTATAGGATATGAACTTCCACCACCAGCGTCACTTGGTGCATTACCACCTTTTGCATTATTATAAATATCTCTAGATCTCATTGTAAAATAATCAGTTAAAGTTTCTTGTAATAAATTTTCATCTTCCATTATTTTATTTATAATAATCCTAGCATCTACATCTGTTATAGGTGTATTAGGTGTAGGATCTTCACTTTCAACTTTTTGTTGTGATATACCTAAATTTTCATAAGAAAACCCTTTATCAGGATCTGTTAGCGCTGTGTACATATCATCTCTCCAAGAAGAGTTACCTGGCATAAATTTATTACTAGTAGCTAAAGATATTAAATTAACCTCATCACCATTTAATATACTAGATATTTGATCTTTTGTTCCTTGTTCGTTAAACTCTCCAGCATCTGTAGCAGTAGCAGAGGTTTGCATATTAGTTACTACTGCATCTAATTTTTCTTTACTAGCAGCATCAAACTCAAGTCCCTTGTCTTTTACTCTATCGTCATATATTTCAGCTATAGTCATTAATCTCTCTTGTGGCGTAAAAAATTCTTCTTCATCTTTTTGCCCAGCTCTTTGTGAATCTTGTAAAAGAGGGTCATCTGGGGCACCATCTTTACCATCGTATATTCCAGATTTTAATCCTATTAGTTCACCATCCTTAACATCAAGTTTTGCTCCAGATCTTTCTTGCCAATATTTCTTGGATTGTCTTTTAAATTCAGCAAGACCTTTTTCGTTATTTTCATACTTATTTCCCCATTCGTCTACTTTGTACTCAACACCATTAATAACTTCTTTTGTCCATCTACTTTTTTTGTCTATTTCATTACCGTTAGCATCAAGAGTTTTAAACGTACCAAATCCTTCGTCCCAAGCACCTTGGTAACTAGCTAGTGATTCTTCAATTTTTCCAGTTTCTTCATTTTTTTTATATGTTATGTATTTTTTTCTTTCCTCATCTGCTTTACTATCTTCAACTCTAAACTTAACGTTACCATCTTCATCTGTTTCTGTTGGTGGTGGATTTTTCAAAAAATCTGTCCACCAATCTTGTTGGTCAGGAGGAAGATTGTCAGGTAGGTTTCCAACAACATCTTGCTTTTGTTCTTTGTTTTTTAATATACCATCAATTTGTTTATTTAAATCTTCTTCTGCTCTAATTCTACCTCTTTTATTTAAGTATACGTAACCACCTCTTTTCTTTTGCAAGTCTTTAAATAGTTCATCGTATTCTTCTGTAGATAATTCTCCAGCGGCTTCTAGCTCTGCTTCCATTAATTTATTAAACTCACGATTTCTTTTTTGGACTATTTTACCTATACCTTCAGATAGGTGCTCGCCCACTACCATACCCGCTTTAGCCGCGGATAAAGCTCCTGAATGTTTTGATTGTGCTACCTTACCAGCACCTGATATTAATGTTCTATCTGCCATATTATATTATTTATTATTAAACGCCAGTATAATTAGGATTCAAACTACCATCATTTAAATACTTTTGATTCGAATTATTTGTTGTCTGGGTTTGATTGCCAGTTCCCCATCCTTGTGTACCAACTATACCACCGGGAGTGACTGTTCCAGTGTCACCAAATCCAGCAAACATGTTTGCAGCTCCAGTTAAACCACCTGTTATAGCACCCCATTTAGCTTCACTTGCTGCGGCCTTTTGTTGCGCAGCCGCTGCTGTTCTTTCTTGTGCCATACCTAATAAAGTACCAGTCTGTTCTTTTTTCATTTCTCTAGACATTATCTCACCTCTTCTTTCTAATTGCTGTATATTACCAGCCTCTCTTCTTTCAGCCATTTGGTTTTGTGCCTCTTGTCTACCTATATCAGCCGATTGTTTTTGCGCTGCAATTTGACCTTGTTGAGCTAATGATTGCGCTAAACTAGCTATACCACTACCACCAGCAGCGCCCGACAAGTTACTCATTATATTAGCTTGCGTTTGTTGGAAAGACTGTCTTTCAAAATCAGCTTGTTGTTGATTAACAGTTAAGTCTTCCATTGTATTTTCTAAATTAAGATATGGATTACTAGTGTCAAGATTAGCATAAATATCCTCCATTTCTTTCATTTTAGCTTGCTCTTTCTTTAATCTTTTAGCAGCTTTTTTCTCTTGTTTTCTAGCTTTTAAAGCCCCGAATATACTAGATCCTAAAGAAGCAGCTATACCAAGTGGTGTTGCTGCTGAACCTAAAAATTTAGATACACCGCCAAACAAACCTTTAGATTTCTCAAAAGCAAAACCTGGCCCAGAGGCAGGTGGTACAGCAGGTATGTTCTGACCCATATTACCATAACCCGCAGGGAAGTATCCCTGATCTCCTCCATACGGATCAGCAAAATAACCCCGCGCTTCTAACTCTTGTGGAGATAGAATCATAGGAGGTGGTCCTTGCTTAAATGGTGATTTTTTATTATGTGACATAATTGTATTTTAAGTTATTTATCATTATAATAGTTACATTTTTTAGTAGTTATTTACTACTTTCTGACACTTCACAAGTGGTTGCATACATCTCTGCCTTTGCACTATCACTGTTTACATATTTAACGGAACCATAATAACCTATTAATGATGTTGCGTTTATACCAACAGCGCCATCAGTTGTTGATCCTGATAATTGATCATCTGCTGTTCTAAATCTATCATTTTTAGCAAAAAATATATAATTATCTTGGGTTGGCTGCTCTGTATTTTCATCCATTTCAAATACTATAGTTGTTGTTAAAGTGCCATCAGTTAGTGTTGTAGTATGATCTATTGTTTTTATAGGACCCATAAATACTAGTGGTTCTGGTGCATTTGGATTATTCACTTCAAATCCACCAACTGGATTTTCTTGCATAGCGACATAGTAACCTATGTCACCTATTTGTAAAGATGTATATTCGTTTCTCGGAAATTGATATGTTACGTCTGGCATATTTTAAGCGCTTATTAAGTTATCTAAATCTAAAACCATGGTAGTATCCTCTGTACCAAATTTTTCTATTAAAACATCAAATGACAACGTGTATACATGTGACGGCGATGATGCTATACTGCTCACTACACTACCTATTATTATTCTAGTCCCACCATTTTCACTTGCTATAGAGTTCGTCCAATCAGAAGACGATGTTAAAGCACCATAATTATCATATTTGTTTTCATTAACAAATGACGGGTCCTTAGTTTTAGAAACAGCATGCGTACTTGCTACTGTATAAGTTAATCTAAAGAAATCTCTTCTACCACGATCTTTACCAGCCTTGTGATAGGCAACAACTGATGTGCCACTTGCGGCTGTAACAGTTAAACTTTCTCTTAATCTGCTAGACAAAGTATTAGGTCTACCCGTTACACTAACATCTGCTGGAGCAGTTATTTTACTATTAGTTGTAGTTGCTGTTAATTTTAAAACAGGATTTTTATATTGAGTTATTGTGTAATGAGGTTTTTGAATTGGTATTCTAGAACCTAAAGTAGTACCTGCTCTTGGGTAAATATTTATATCGTAGGATTCTTGTCTTCTAAATACAGCAGCGGCACTACCAGCTGCGGTAACAGATGTGTCTAATTGGCATCTTACCCCACTGGTTAAAGAAGCGACTTTAACTACAGTGTTAGTTGGTATTGCGTCCATAAACAATCTATCACCTACCTTAACGTCAGCTATACTAGCAAACGTGGCATCAGTACCACTTATACCTCCGCCATGGGCTGTTGTTGTTCTTATTATCTCATTACTTGCTGGAAACTCTTGTATAATATTACAATATCCAATAGCACCTCTTTTTCTTCTTCCACGAGTTATTATTTTTTTATGTAAACCTTTTACTACACCCCAAGGAGTATTAATTTCAACTGTTTGTAATCTATTATCAGGTGCATTTTTATTTAGCGCTGAAGAAGAGTTATTTAATATAGAACTAGTAGGATCAGTTCCTTTAGTTATAGTAACGTCAAATTCAGCTCCTTCATTTCCATAAATTTTTATATTTTTTATATCACCTCGTTCTGTGATAGAATCCCCGCATACTATAGTTGTCACTTCTTTAGTTGTAGTTGGTATTAATATAGCATTATATAATAAAGACATTTCTAAAGGACTGGTAGTATCTATATTGTAATTATTGTTATATAATAAACTAAAAGTATATCCAGTTATTTTGTTATTAGAATCTCTACTAATACTAGATAATCTTAATTTTGTATTTACAAAAGAATTGTCATATAAATTTAAACTAGGTTTTTTACTAAAGTAATAACCATCATCAGCTGTTATAGTTATTTCTGCTATTTTAGTTGGTACACTTCTTACAATACTCCCTGTTATAGTATTATTGATTATATCTAAATCACCATTAATCCCAACATTTGTTATTGTGTTAATAGTATACCCAGTTTCAGTTGTTATTGCTACACTACCATTTTTATTATTATTTTTATCATCTATTAAGACAATACTAGTATCAACATTAATTACCGCTTCTGGATCCCATGTTTTAGCGTCTCCAGCAAAATATAAGTGTATTTTATTTCTTTTAGTAACTACAAATGTATCAGCAAAAGTGGCTGTTACTTTAACTTCATTACCAGGTTGACCAGCTATTTTAGTATCAGTAAATACAACTGCTGATATACCATTTGGTAAAACTGGTAAAGAAAAATCACTAGCAGTAACAACATAACCTTGATTAGGTACAATGTTTATGCTAGCCTCAGTAATCATATTATTATTAAAAATAGAATCACCTATAGTTTCTGTAGCCTTAAATTTAGTTGTTGTGTAATTAGCCATATTAATATTAGTTATGATGGTGGTGGATACGTTACGGAATTAAAATTAATAGTTATACTAGTTTGATCTCCATTAGCATCAGTTGCAGTTACAATATACTCACCAGGGCCATAACCACTTCCATCTGCATTTGTTAGCACAGCTCCAGGAATTGTAAAACTTTGCTGATCTAGTATTTGATTACCTTGTACATTAAAGTTATCACTACCAGTTCCGCTATTATTGTAACCATTTGGACCTTGTACGGTAAAAGAATATGGATAAGTACCACCCTGTACTACAGCGTACATCGTACCATATGGACCTCCATCAGGTTGAAAAGTATTCCAGTTATTGTACATGCTCAACAGAGCTGGCGGAGAAAATATAGGTGGTTGTCCAACCGGCGCTTCAGCGTCAGTAGTTGGATTACCATTTTGATCACTTGCGGTCATCTCTATATTAGCTCCAATCTGAGTATCAGTAGGATCTTCTAATGGAAATCCTATACCTTGAACATGAAGCCAAGGCGCTTTTTTCGTTAAATTTGTTGATAACAAATCGTTTGTAGTTGTTACACTACCGTGAATAAAATTAAACCATTTATTTTCTTTTTGTATAAACTCAGGTACAAAACCAGTTTGTAAATCAGTATTAAATGATTGTACTTTCCACCCAGATTGGCCAGTTAAATTATAATAATTTCCATCATTTATATTAGTCAGTTCATTACCTTCCACATCATATCCAGTTGTTTCAGTAAATTGTTCAATATTAGCTTTAGATCCTTCATAGTTTATTGCTCTAAAAGACTTTATTGTATCTGGCATATCATTAAATACAACTTCTATTTCAGAATTAAAAGTATTATTTCCATAAAAGCTATTTCTACTAACAGCAGTAGAGTGATGTAACCAAATCTTATTAAGTGGAGAATATAATTGATTATCTTTAGGTCCTTCATTATCCGCATCTGCAGTTTTATCTCCTCTATGATAAGGAAGTGGAGCTGTAAAATATTTACCAGTTACAGAAACACCACAAGCATGTACAAATGATTTAAAACTAACCCATGCTTTACCACCTTCATTAAATGTTACTGTTTGAGGTTCAGCGGCCACCGTACAACCAGCTGGAGTACATACCGTTTCTCCTTGATTTACTTCATTTATACTAAGTGTTACATTATATTCTCCGTTAACAATATCATATGTACCTATTATATTTTCACATTTTGGTAAAGTTTCTCTAAAATAAGTCTTCATACTTACATTAGATATAGGCGTAAGTCCGTCTCTTGATAATCTTAATACAGCGCCTCTTTGTTTATCAGTAAAATATAATCTGTAAGTATCTGTAGCCATTGATTCTGGATTTTTAGATATACCATAATCCCCAGCAAATGGAACAGCCGTACCAAGAACTCTATTTGTTGCTGTTAATTGTGCATTACCATCAGCGTTATATAAAGCGTCTTTACTTGCTAATACTTTTAAAACCTTATCTTCACAAAATGTTACTAAATCAGTGTCTCTTGTTTTTAATCTTTGTATAGAACCGTATATTGGATTTAAACTTTTAGTTATTTTTTCAGCCATATTAAACTGATTTAATCCATTGATTCCGGATGTAGAATTAAATATCTCAGATGAATGAATTAGATTGCTTCCTAAATGCTCTTCTTTGTATTCTAAGAACGTAGAAGACACTCTAACACCATTGTCTATTGTAGGAGCGTTAAAGTCATCTCTAATCCTGTCTGATTCAACAGCGTTACCAAAAGAGTAACAATTAAACCAACCTAAATCTACGTCATATCTCCAAACCTCTCTTTCTAATCTAAAATATCCAGTTACTTGTATAAAGTTAAATCTACCAATACCTTTAGCTAATAGTGGTTTACTAATATAAACAGTTGCTTCTTCTCCTGGTAAAGTCTCAATAGCTGTAACAAAAGTTCCAAACTCTATATTATTACCAGTTACTTCCATTCCTACTTGCAATCCAGCAGCTAATCCTGAGTTCGTCCAAGTACTCCATGAAAATTCAATAAAATAAGAAGGAGCCCCGTTTTCTTCCGTATTATAACCATCACCTATTACACCTAAGTACCTAGTAGAAGGAACTGGTACATCTACAATATTGTCATCTGCTAAACCATAAATAATAGGTTTAACATGATCTAATATTTTAGATCTAGTTACTAAACCAAATCTTTTATTATTACTACTATGGTAACCTATATGTTTAAAAGCTACTATATCTCCTATTGAAATCCCTTTAGCATTTGTTTGAGTTAGAACTTTTGTTTCAAATTCATCAGGATATTGTTCGTTATTTGTAGCAACCAAAATAACATCATCACCCATTGTTTTCCAAATCCATGGATTACCTGAAAATTCTTCAGTTTCAATATCACCAGTCGTTAAAACTCTCTTATCAAGATCAAATAAACAAGCGTTATTCCTTGAATACGAGGGGTCTACATACTCGTTTATATTATTTTTAGTTAAATACATCGGTATTCCTCTACTTGCTTCGTAATATATATCTACATCAATATTTTCTTTTGGTTCAGTTTCCCAACAAGCGGAATCAGTAGCTACAGTGTCAACTTGTAATTCACCTAAACCTACTTCATCTAATATTTCTATTACCAATTTTCCAATACCAGTATGTTTTACTTCATTCCTTGGATCCCAAAGTGTAATATCTACACCACGAGCCGTGTCTGAACCACCGTCATCATCCACTTTAGCGAAACGTGTTATAATAGAATGTCTTTTCTGAATAGGATTACTAGTTTCCTCTTCCCCTAATGGAAAATTGATTGCCCCATTAATACTTATAGGTCCTTCTATGTCAGCACGAGGTGTCCATACGGTTGTTTCGTGGTAATAGATTGTTTGGACAACCGTATTATTTAACCCCCCATAATTTAACTGATAATTATACGCAGTTGGGCTACTATCAACGTATTCTTGAGCGAGTTCGGGACTATTATAACCACTTTCGTAGGCAAGATAAGAGTAAGTAACATTAACACCAGGCACGTTTTGAGTCATAGGTATTACTCGATACACAGTCTGGTTTGGATCATTTTGAAATCTAAATAAAGTACCAACCTCTTGCATTTTTGCTTTAAATATACTATCTTTTCCAGGATTAAATCCTAATCCGGTTTCATTAGAAGTAGATAAAGTTAATTGACCATAATTATTTGGTTCAGTACATCTACCAGGAGATAAACCAGCTGGTTGGTAATTTTTACCATCACCCACTATATTAAGTGGTTCGGTTCCTGAACCATACCATTGGAGTATTAGACCTGTTAAATCACCAGTTAAGGTATCCGGTGCAGTGTCGGGTAAATCCATATAATCTAATTCTTGAAAGTAGACATAATTACTGTAGCATGGTACCATATCTATAAATACAGAAGCAGCTTTATCTTCTTCAACTTGTTCAGCCCACCACTCCCAAAATAATTTAGTAGAATCAGTATCACTTATACCAAAATTTGGCACCGCATCTCCATTAATGTCAAGAGGCCAAGAATCTATATTAGCTTCATTAAATCCAGCGACTTCTTCACCATCAGCATCAGTAGGCCAAGGCCAACCATTACCAGTATCACCTTCAGCGCCATCGCCATATGGACCAGGTGTATTAGGTACAAAAGAATCATTTTCATTTGGAAGACCTGGGTTCGCATCCCAATTAGCTATTAACCCTATTTCATAAACATCTTGTACTTGGTAATTACCTGTACCAGCTGCTATATTTAAAACACTTTGACTTAATATTTCATCTCTTAATATTTTAACAAAAAATCTACCATCAAATTCAGGTTTATTTTCTACAACCTCATCTTTAAATTCCATCCAATATATAATTCTATCACCAGTACCATCAGCTGCTTCATCTTCATCATCAACTAACTCAACGTTAATTTGACTAGGATCACTGAGTATAGCAATTATTTTTTGATGCATATCTACTTCTGTTGCTTTCCATATTTCTTGAATATCGCAACCCCGTCTATTACCAGTTGCTTTTATCCTAGATACTGTTCTCCAAGGGCTAAAGGCTTCTATAGGTTGATTAACGTCTCCACCATCAGGCACAAAAGTACCAACTATCCTTACTTTTTTTACACCATCAAAATCCGTATTTGTTAACATTCCACCCTCATTATATCCGGACCAATGGTCACTACTTGTTCTTATTTTTATCTCACTTATTAAACCATCTGGAATACCATCAGATACTGATACGTCTCCGTTTACACCATAAACACCTTTTCTATCTATCTCTATTCTACCCATGGGTCTATGATCGGTTTTTATAAAATCAGGCGCTTCGTTTTCTATAGCCAATATTTTATATCTAGCTTGAGATGTTACTGGGTTATGATTGCCATGTTCATTTTTTAGTATTAAGTACGTTTCTTCATCTACCTTATTTCTATCAACAGAAGGAAATGCTAACCACACATTACCATCACCTGCATCATACCATCTATCTAATACTAAATTATAGTATTCATTAGATGTTTCCTTTACATAATATTTAACGTAATCTATCCAATGTAAAGGACTTGAATTACCAGTAGCACCCCATTGTTGTTGTACGTTAAATTTATTGCTAAAATGTGCTAAACTTTTTTCAACACCAATATCACCTGTAATAGTTTCTCCTTCTACCACTTGATAACCACTTGAAATCACAGGTGTTTCTCTTCCGTATTTATCTCCAAATACCATTCCAAATTTGTAACTTCTTATAGATTTTACAGATTTTTCAGGGACAGGGAAATAAACTGGTTCACTTACTACTTGTTGTTTTAAACCTACTATTCTTTTAATATCATATCCTTGCGTGTAATTACCATAAACAAGTCTATTAGCGGTTATCTCTTGTGTCACTGCTGTTTTAGGTACATTATCATACCCTCTAAATAATTGATTAGTTGGTAGTACCTTATGAATCATTTCTGATGTAACAACTAATACTCCAGTATTTTCTAACTCTCCTTCTATTATATTTGGATCTGAAAAATCCTCCCATTCTGAATCTATTTCTCTAGTTATAGTTTTTATTATATATACATTTTGGTCGTCAGTTGTTTTCCATAGTATATCTATAGATTGAACATCATTTGGTCTAATTGATGTGTCTGGTATAAAATCTTTTATGACTAAATATCTAAGTTGATTTTCCATACCATTATTATAACCTTGACTAGGTGTATAAGAAAATGAACCAGGTAAAAAAGCTAATTCAGACCAAGGAGAGTATGTAGAATATTCACCATCTTCATATTTATATCTATACGCAACTCTACCAAATTTAGTTTCGAATAAAGCTCTTTTTTGCTCTATAGTAACTTCCCATAAACTTTGCTCTAATGTTACATTTTCATAATCTATATCAATAACTGATATTCTTACTGTTACTGCGTTATCATCTACTTCTGTTACTACAGCCGTTATTGTTATAGGATTAGCATCATAAAAGGTGTTTCTAAAATTAAGAACATCACCAACTCTTATATCTATACCTAAAAATACGTCGTCGATTATTGTCCTAAGTGTACCAACGCTAGGTATAGCTGGTGTTAAAAGTTCGTTAGTAAAACTATAGTCAACAATAAAATCAATTTCAGTATCCCTATCTGTATTTTTCATTAATAAACTAGGAGGAGATTTAGGGGCTTCTCTAATTACAGTAATATTTTCTTTTAAAACATCACCACCCTCTACAAGTAATGAAGGTTCTAATGTTCTTACATCTACTAAATCATCTGGATAAGTCGCTGTTTCGTCGCTAGGATCGCTAACATAAAGTTTGGTATGCTGAGGATTAGAGCCAAAATTACTTGTTCCTCTTTTAGATCTTGTAATATTAATTTTTTTAGGTTCATTTACGCCATCTGTCCAAAATAATAAATCATCAATAATATTTATATTAGGTATTAGATTTAACTTAATATTACCTTTAGTTATAGTTTTCCAATAATCGAATTCTAATACTCTTTCTGCGGCAAAAATCCAAGTAAGTTTCCATGCGTCTCCTTCAAAAGCCAAATCCATTAAATTAACAGCACTTTGTTGAGTGGCTAATGTTAAAAGATTATCTTGTATATCTACTATTTCAACTCCAAAACCGTCTGTACTATTAATACCATTACGAAATAATAAATGATTACCACTATTATCTCTAAGATAAGCTATCATACCTACTCTATACAAAGATCCGTTTCCAACAGTAATTTGAGTAAAATCAGTGTCAACACCAACACCAAAATTACTTGAACCTATATCTATCATTCTACCTGTTATAGCATATTTATCAATAAATATCGGTGTTGTTAAAGATGTTTTAGTATCTACTTCTATAATACTATCAATCCAAATCTTAGGGGAAGGTCCCTGTATAACAGCATGTTGATAATTGTCATGTGGATCATAGTCATCTGGCTCGATACCCATGTTCTCTAAAGTTTCATCATCAGGATATTCACTAACTGGTATTTGATTGTCTCTTATAGTTTCCCATGACAAATACCTCATATCAGATATAGGTACATTTTGGCCTTGAGTTGTTTTAATAGGCCAAGGTGCTGTTGCAAAAAAATACGCTTTATCATTTTTTTCATCTGCAACGCTACCTAATATTCTTGTTATATTAGTATTATTTTCATCTTTTTCATCTACATCATAATTATAACCTATAGTTTTATATATCTCAGGTTTAAAATCATTATTACCTTTTACATTTTGAACGGTACCAGCATCACCAATACCACTAGCATCATCACCACCATCAGTAGTTCTGACTTGTATATTTAAAGCATCTCTATATTCACCGTTACGAACTAATCTCTCGTCGAGATCTTTGTTCATTTTACCGGCTGTAAATGTTCTTTTAATTTCCGGCATAATTATTTAATTTGTTTACCCATACCTTTAAGTACTTGTGTAAATTCTTCTATCTTAATATTTGATAATCTTATTTTTGCTTTTCTAGTTTCCGCAAATCTTTCTTTCTTATATCTTTGTACTAGATACTCAGGTATATTAGATTTTGTAGATAATATACCGTATGCTATATGTTTGTAACACGCTTCTTCGCAAAATTTATGGACGATCATTTCTGAGTCAGTGCCTAATCCATCGCTAACATAGTGTAATATTATAGTTTCACCAGCTAACGAAGAACCAAACTTTATTAAACCTCTTAAGTTGTCTATAAAAAAACTACCGTTTATTTGAGCGTGTTGAGGATCTAATCCGTATCTTCTACCTTCTACAGATATTTCTATGTCGGATGCATAATTTATATCATACATTTGATAGTTCACTGGTGTCTGACTCTCAAAACTTTCAGATGTATTACTTGGTGTTTGCTCTGTTAATGTATCAGTTATATCGTCGTTATCAGTATCTGTAAACTGATAATTACCATCACCATCTTGAGATATAGCAAAAGGATCTGAAGTTCTACTAGCTGGATACAATGGTCTCTCTAAACCGTCACTACCAACTCTAACAACTTTAATATAGTTAACATAATCTTGTGGTAGCACCATAGATAAGGTATTTGGTACTTCTATTTCTTGAGACTTAAAAGACTTTAAAACATCGTATGATAATTCTTGTATAGCCCGCATTGCGTGGAACTGTACGTCTGTTCTATTTGCTTTGGATATTATTTTACCTTCACCAACATAAATATACATAAAAGCATTTATAATATTTTCTAACGTAGTAAATTGATAATTACCATAATTACCGCTATTGCTTGACGCATAATATTGAGCTTGTGTTGTTCCATCTAGTAATCCCATAATTAACTATTTTGTTCTTGTTTATTCATTTGTATGCCAGCAGCTGCCGATTGTTGTATATCAGGTTGCTTCATTGTTAATCCCGCTGACATTAATATTTTGTATACCAAATTTTCTTCTTCAGATGCGTGTAATTCAAAGTTTTGCAAATCACTAGCGTTAGCATTAAACAAAGCTTTATTATTTAAAACAATATATGTCCATTTAGGTGCTGCTGGTCTTTTATAATAACTAATTTCAAACCGTTCAGTATCATTAGGATCAAGGTTTGATTCACTAGTTGTATTATAATTATAATCTGATTCTGTAGGAGCTGGATATATTGATATAATACCAGAGTCTTCTCTTACAAAAACAGATCTAGATTTGTTAGATTTTAATAAAGGTTGATTTTCAGTATAAGCTATTTGAGTTTTGTTTACTTGAGTAACTTGATTACCATTTCTAGTTATATTAATTATTTTGTGAGTGGACGTTGGTAAAGTTAAATAATTATTTTCTGTATCCCAATTTATAAACTCATCTACGTGAAAAGGATGTAGTTTTTCTTCTAATATTTCTAATTCATCTGCATAATCCATTTGACTTTTAGGTTTAACTTCAGTCATTTTTATTTTATGAAAATAATTATTAAATATTTCAAATTGAGCTTTATCAGCAAATAAATTAAATTCTTGAGGTGTTATATAACCTCTTTGCTCTTTATTGGCTAAAGCTAATACTTTTTGATATACGCTATTTATATTTACCATTTATTTCTTTTTAAATATATTTTACTATATTATAGTTACATAATAAAGCGAAAGGTTAGCACTTAAATAAAAATAGCCACCCAAAATGAGTGGCTATTAATATTGTTTAAAAACTATTAATTCATTCTTTTTTCAATATTAGAATAAACTTCCATACCTTCGTCAGTTTTAAACCATTGTGCTAATGCTGAATATGGATGTTCTTCAAAAGGAACTGTCATTAATTTCCTACCAGTTGATCCCCACATAAAATGTCTTTGGTCTGACGATAATTTTATTATCCTAGCTTCAACAGCTTTAATACCAAAGTTTCTAAGTTGAACATTTTCATCAGAAGCTAACTCTAAAAATAATTTAGGATTTGATCTAGCAAATAATAATAAATCTCTTCTTAGTTCTTTCGAGCTTAATTTATTTACTTCTGATCCTATTTCAACTCTCATTATAGCTTCAGCTATATCAATTTCCATTTCTTTAGCTATTTTTAACGCCTCAACTTCAAATTCTAACCAATCTAATTCATTTTGCGCTATTTCAACCGGTTTATGCTCGTAGTATAATTGATTTCTATGCGGATGATAAAGTGATAAGAATTTTTGTAATGTTGATTTTTCTTTTGGAACAAATAAACTACCGTCTCTAAAAATAATATGTTCTAATCTTTGCTCACCTTTCATTTCGTCAACAAAGCAAGTTCTTTGATTTTGACAGTATTTTATTTCTCTTTCATATCCTTTTTCCTCATCAAACCAAAATAAATTTGCTGATCTTATAGAACGAGATACTGGCTTTTTTCTACCTTTTAAATAATAAAATCTATCTTTTATCTCCCAAGTATTTTTTGGTTTAGCTTTTACTTCAGGAATTTTTACCTTAGGTTGTTCTACAACCATTGTTTCCTCAACTACAGGTTCTTCAACCTTAGTTGCTGTTTTTTTCTTTGCCATAATATAATATATAATATAATTAATAAAAATATAAGGGCGATACTAGACCGCCCTTATAAATAAATAGTCTTACTTCATTAACATAAAGTTGTTAGCACCTTGAGTAACTAAACATCTTTCAGATAAGAAGTGAAGTTGCATTGCATCTAATGCTGATGTAGCAGCTCCAACAGAACCAGTAGTCCAAGTTTTCATTTTTCTATTGTCTGTTTGAGAAGCTCTATATCTAACGTGTAAGAATGGTCTCTTCATGTTTTTACCCATGTTTTGATCATATACCGTAGATACACCAGCTGGTATCATAATACCTCTAATAGCATTTGCACCAGCAGCATCATTAATACCACCTCTAGTAGCTTTGTCATTTAAGTATCTAAAATCAGATTTATAAAAGTCATAAGAACCTCTTCTAAATCCTGAGAAACCTAAATTTAATGCCATGTTCTCGTCGTTTTCGAATACTCCATAAGAAGTACCTCCAGCGCCGTAAGAATTCATAGAAGCTAACATATCATCAATAGCTAAACTCGTTGATCTATTAACAAACATCATGTATTCTTCAATAGCACCTTGTTTATCAAATTCAGCTAAAATAGCATCAAACTCAGCTAAGTCAGTAGCAGCGTTTACACCTGTAACACCAGAAGTTAGATTACCTCTTGATTCTACAGCCGCAAACAAACCTTCCGTACCAGTTTGATTACCATCTGCTCCATACATAGAGAAAGCACTATCAGTTAAAGTAGATGATCCATCAGCAGCTGATAATTCACCTTCTAACATAGCCATTTCTAAATAATCAGTAAATCTAGCTCTTGTGTCAGCTTCAGCTTTCAAGTACCATAAGTAACCTGATTGCCCAGCTTCAGTAGAAACTTCAACCCAACCAATTCTAGATGTATCAGATCCTGATACTTCGTAGTAATCTTTTATAATAATTGGTTTATTAGAAAAAGATTTGAATTTAGGTTCGTTAGCAGTATGACTATCAGAAGCAGCCGTACCAGCAGCATTTGTATATGATTTACCTTTCGCATACTCAGAACCATAAACTAATATAGTTGTATCATTAGCTCCAGATGTTGTAGCTAATGTTGCAGCAGTATAACAAGCAACTGTTATAACGTTACCTAATACTTCTGTTACTAAGCATTTGAAAACACCATTAGCGTTAGCTACAATAATAGTATCTGATTGTCTAATAGCGTGATCAACCACAGAACCTGAAGATGTAACAGTTGCGCCATCGATCTCTTTATTAATAGTGATCTCAGAAGCACCTGTTGTAGCACCAGCAGCGCCTAAACCAGCACCTGCGGTTGCGTGTGTTACTTGTCCTGTGTATGATAAGTGTAATCTACCTTGTTCAGACCAAACGACTTGATCAGCCGCCATAGCCTCTTCTGCACCAACTTTAGATAAGAAACCAGAAATAGTTCTCGGTCCGAAAACTTCTGCTTCTTTTTCCATTAAGTCAGGCAGGTATTGTTGAGCCCAAGTTGTATCATTTGTGCCCAAAAAGTCTAAGTAGTTTGTATTTAATGTCTGCTTATTTGGAGCAGGCACACTATTCAAACTACCTCCTGCAGTTATTGCCATAATTTATAATTTTTTAAAGTTAATTTTTTTTCCTAATCTTAAAGGATCTGTTTTTCATTTCAGAAGAAGATTCACCTAAAGCCCTAACTCTAATACCACCAACGTTTACTTCGCCATGGGTTTTTCTAGGTTCTAAGTTAATATTTTTATCTTTAGCAATTTGCGTTTTAACAGCATCAGCTTTACCTTGCTCATAAAAATGTTTAGCAATAGCATCAGCATTCATAGCTGTGAATAAAGACCTATGATAACCAGCGGCATCTTCTAAAGTAGATTTATCTTCACCAATGTATTTATTGACAAGGTTATTAATATCACTTTGTTTTGTCTTTACTTCATCTACATTTTTAACATTAAACCTATATTTTTTGTCTCCAACATTATATTCAAAACCTTTGAAATTTTTATTAAATAGACTATTAGTTTTATTTAAAAATGATTTTTTACTTGCTTCAATTGTTTTCTTCTGTTCTTCAGATTCCTTATTGTATCTATTAAAAAAATCAATAGCTTTTTGTTGTTCTTGAGTCAACTTTGACCCAGCTTTGATTTCTTTATAGTATTTAGACTTTTGCCTGTCTAAGTGGGTTCTAGCCTCGGCAACTTGCTCTTTAAGGGCTATTTTCTTTTTACGTATTTCTTTTTCATCATCAACACTATCGTCGTATCCAAAATTATCTTCTAATAAAAAAGATCTTTCTTCTGGCGTTAAATGAGACTTTGTTTCACGATAATATTCGTCTAACACATCAGAGTCATCCATTTCTTTGATATCTCTATTTAACTTCACATAGTCGTTTAAATCACCACCAGTTTCGTTCATAAACTCTACTAACTTTTGCACACCTTCGGGCAAAGGTTCACCAGTTGCCTCTGATTCAGTTATTGCTTCTTCAATCACTTCTTGTGCTTCTTGCGTTTCTTCTTCTGTGATCTCTTCCATTACTGGTTGTTCAGTTTCAACTGTTTCTTCAGTAGGTTTTTCGTCTATGTTTACTTTTGTTATATTGTCCTCTGGTTTAACTTGAGGAGCTTTATCTAAATCTACTTTTATAACATCTGGGTCACCAGTACTTTCAAATTTAGATTCATCTATTGTTTCTTCTACAACCTCTTCAACGGGTTGTTCTTGGTTTTCGTCTGTTGTCTCTTCAACAGAGTCAGTTACTTCTTCAGTAACTTCTTCGTTTAGTTCTATCATAATAAAATTTTATAAAATATTAAATACTAAGTACGAGAGAATTTTTCCATATTCACTCCTCCCGTAATTATATCATTACCTGATGATTCAAATTTTTTATCAGAATCACCTTGTTTTCTTTGTTCAATCATATCCATCTGGTGTCCAGCTTGTCTATCTACTCTCATATCTTTTCTATCTTCTCGCATAGATTCCATTTGGTTACTTGTCTGTTGCTTCATTCCTTCTATTTTAGAATTTAATTCAAATTCAAATTGCATTAATTCTTTTTTAGCTTGAACCTCTTGTTGTAAATAGGCTATTTTCATTTGGTTTCTTGTTTGTTCCATTTGAGCGTCAATTTGCATTTTTTGTTGGTTCTTTTGCATTTCAGCCTGAGCGGCAGCTTGTTGTGCTTGTTGATTAGCCTGTGATTGCGCTTGCATGTTCTGTTGTTGCATTTGCTGATCTCTTTCTTGTTTTTTTCTTCTTTTTACTTTTAATAATTGATTAGCAAGTTTTAAGTTTCTAGTATTACGCAAGTCAATTGCATCATCTAAATCGATTGATTGTTGGGCTAATGCTGTTTGTATATTATTTTCTAATATAGCTTTTTCTTCTTCATCTGGCATTAATTCTATAAATATACCAAAATCATAAAGATGTAAATTTTTCATTTCATGAAGAGTAGCAACGTTATGAGCACCTAAAGCTCTTACAAAAGCGTCTTTTGTAGGTGAGTATTCTATTATATCAGATATTCTTAATGATAAACATTCTGCTACTTCTGCTGTTATAAATAACATTGATTGAAGTATATGTCTCGTGGCTGTATTAGAATTAGCCGCAGCTAGTTTTTGAACTCCAACTAAAGCATTTTTATCTGGCGTAGTAGCATCTCTAGCCTCGTTTAATCCGGTTGTATCTCTTATCATTTGCAAATAATAATTATAAGTTTGGATTAAACTCTGTAATTTACCGCTATTAACTCCATTATTTATTTGTTGTATAGGTACTTTACCAGGATTACCATCTCCTTCTGATGTAAAACTTCTACCAATAACAGAACCTGTTTGGAAAAACATGTTCAAAGCTTCTTGTGGATTATAGTTTGTACCATTACCAAGATCAACTTCAGCTAAACCATCAACATCAAGGTAAACCCCATCTGGTACCATTCTCGCCATTACTTGTTGTAACTTTAAATGCGTTAATTGGATTGTATCAGCAAAACCAGTTATTCTACCAACTAAAGATTCTATTCTACCTTCATACATTCTAGGCGCTACTATTTGGTAATTCATTTTAACTTTACTAAAATCGGAATCTGATCTCATCATATTAGGACACATTCTCCATCTTAATATTCTATCTGCTCCAACTAAGTATACTCCTTCATATAAAGCTTCTATAACTCTTTCTAATTTTTGAAAATTACCATCTTTATCTTTAGGAGGATTAAATGTATCATCTTTTTTTATAACTTTATCACCACCAGAACCCGTTGTTTTTAATTTATACACGTCGTTCATATGTGTTTTGTAGTTAAAGTATATTACTTGAACTTTGTTTTTATCATCGTTGGTATTATAATTGTATGGATAATGACGTTTGTCAATTATACTTTTTATATCTTCTTCTGTTAATTCAGGAAATTCTTTTACAAGTTCGTTTATAGGTATTTCTTTAACCTCACCAACATAATATATATCATCAAAATACGGAGATTCAGTATGGGAATAAATTAAACTAGCAGGATCTACATATTTAGCCTCAGCGCCGCTACTAAAATCAAATGTAGTTTTTGTAGCACCAATTCCTAAAACTGTTAAATCGTATAAAACTCTTCTTCTTATTAAATCATAATCACTGTTTTCCATTAATACGTTTAAAGCTTGTTCCTCTGCTAATTCTACCGCTTGCTTGTAATTAAGCTGCATATGTAATGCTAATTCTTCTTCAGAATCTGGTAAAGTTTCTGGATCGTTTTCATACATATCTATATCAAGTCTAGATTTAACTATATCGTTAAATCCTTTAGAACGCATATCACGCAATATAGATTCCATGTATTCGGTTCTTTTACTTACACCATAATCATCTTGTGAAAAACAATTTATTTCGTAATTTCTTTGAGCCATTCCATTTACTACTATATCTACAAATTTAGGTATAATTGGAACAGGTTTCCAATCTAAGTTAAGATAAGATAAATCGCCATTTATAGATAATTCGTTTTTATATTTTTGTATAGATTGTTCTCCTCTCGCATACAGACGTAATGTATGAAAATTATTTTTATGACTATTATATTTTGATGTCGCACCTGAAAACCATTCATGTCTTATTGCCCTTGCTACTTTTAAACCGTATTCCTCGCTAAGCTTTTCTAAATCGCTAACCGCTTGTGATGGAAAATTTATGGAGTGTTCTAATCTCATATTTTATTTTTAATTATCTGTGATGAAAATCCTTTGTTATTATATTTTGCTATATTCAAGTTTAATGGCGTTTTTTCTCTTTTAGGATTTGGTCTATATAAATGTCTATTACAAGCCATTATTGCTAAACCAGAACTAATAGAAGCATCATGTTTTGTTCTTTTATTTATATCAAATTTAGACCAATCATTTAATGTTTCATTAAAATACATAGTACCATAAGTACCATCTTGTAATAAACCAATATGATCGTTTATATACATTTCTATAGCTGCCGCGTGCGCTTGTTTTATGTCTTCGCTTGAGTTAGGTATTCCACCAACTTCTTTTTCTGCAACAGATAGTTTGTTCCAAACTTTATCAGGTCTATTCATACTAAATCCTCTATAACCTCTTCTACGTAAATAGTATAATAATCTTGGCTTATTGTTCTCTGCAAGTATTGGCATTCCATAAAATACCAATGCCATTAAAACATCTTCAAAAAATATCTCAGCTGTTTGTGGTCTTGCTATATATTCTAAAAAGAACGTATTAGCTGGAGCATCTTCCATTGAATACTTTGTTAATCCATGCAAAGCCCCTTTTGATCCTCTACTATCTACTGTTCCAGATATATCATATGAGTCACAACCAAATGCGCCCATATGTTCGTTACCTGGATATTTTACGCCATTTTTTAATATAACGTTATTTTGTGATTCTCCATTTGGTACCCAACTTACTTTAAATCTTCCTTTAGGATCAGGATTAAAAGTTACTAAAGTATCTTTAACTCCATTTGCCCATTGAAAATTACCTGGAGTTAATACGGAAGAGTTTCTATTCCCTTCATTATAATCTATTTGCTCATATATTTTTATAAGATTAAATAAACTATTTCCCGTTTCATCTCTAAACGCATGCTCTTCAGTTCTAGGAAATTGACGATAAAATTCATTTAAAGCGTCTTGATCATCTTTTAAACCATCAGCCTCATTGTCCCAATGATCTATTACTCCGTAATCTATTTCTATTCCTTGTGGATCAAATGATCGTTCTCGAGGAGTATTAAACACAGGTTGTCCATACTCGTCGATGAAACCCTCGTAATTCCATTCCATAGGAATAAACAAAGAATATAATCCCGACTTAGTCTGTCCATTACGATTTCGTTTTGTAACATCTGAATTATAGTATAAGTTTTTAAAATTATCACCACCTTTATCAAGAGCATTGCTAGTACTACCCATCATGCATTTACCAACTACTCTACTACCTAGTCGTAAACAAGTTTTTGTGACTCTCCAATTATTTTTTATATTATCAGGTCTCTCCCATTTACCGCTTTCATCATGAACTAATAAAGATAGTTTTTCACCATCATAGCTATTATCACCTGTATTTTTCCAATCAATAGTTGTATCAAGTCCTTCCATGTCATCTTGCTCTTCTCGTTCCCTCATTTTCCTACGAGTAAACTTCTTTGCAGGTACCCTATAAGCGAGTTCGGACTTTGGTCGGTCCATACCGTCCTGTATTGGCTTGAAGAAGAATGGATAATTTAAACTAATTGGTACTACTTTATCTGTAAACATTTTCTTTGCATCACTACCAGTTTTAGATAATATACCAAATCTACTATCACTAGCTAAAGTCGCTAAATTAACAGTTTCAGCTGAACTCATAAATGAAAAACCAGAACGTCTATTTTTTAAATAACACATTCCGTAACTTCTGTGATCTGCTTTACAAGCCTCCCAAAATATGTAAAACAATCTATTTGCTTCTCTATAATCTGGAGCACCAACATCGATCTTGCTCCATTGTAAATACATATAATGTGTACCTGTTATATATGTCGGTTTACCATTATTCATAAACCAAAAACCTTCTTCTCTTCTTCTAAATTCTTCATCTATATATCCATAATGCTTTTCTTTAAAATCATCTGGATATTCTTGCCAATCAAACACAGTTTTAATTCTTTTAAAATCAGGATTAGTTGGAAACTGTTTCCATTTTTGCTCTGATTTTGTTTTACTACAACTATATATTTCTTTAGGTTGTTTAGGTAAAGCTATTTGAAAGCCTTGTATTTCTATTACTTCACCTATCATTCCAGTTTTAGATATACAAACTATATCGGCTTCTTTATTATAACCATATTTCCATCTTTTAGACTTATTAAGTCGTTTAATGGTATTTATTTTTACAGGTTCTACAACCTTAACTAATGTTTGCTCGTACATTATTTAGATCTACCTTCTGCGAATCCTTTGAATTTATTCTCTTTCTTCTCTTCAACTGGTTTTCCTTCAAGCATATTTTCTTCTTCATGGATTCTATTTAATATTTCAAATGCATCAAATATAGCTAATTTTTTTGTAGCTGCAGCATTCTTTAATCTATCTGCTGATATATCATCATCTGAATCAACAATAGCTTCTTTAGCCACCTTAATTAATTCTTCAACTGCTTTGTGCCCAGCTTGGATTATATTCTTCTTCGTTTCCTTGATACTCATATTTAATTGTAATAAATTTATTCATAACTCTATATAATCTTTCCCCATTAATAACAAATTCATATTCGCTACTAGGTTTAAAGCCAATTAATTCTTCTTTGTTAAATGTACCATCAGAATATTTAATAATACCAATTAAAGGTCTTTCTATTTCTGTATCAAAATTATTAATTGATTTTAATGGTTTAACAAAACTATAACCTGGAGTAGCCATCCAATCTTTCTTCTTATAAAGAAATATTTGATTTGCAGATACTATATATTTATCTTCTTTCCAATAAGATCTACTATTCTTTTCCTTACCTTTGACATTATGCCATCTTCTAAAAACGTTATGATGTAATATTATTTCATCACCTTTTTTTATTGGAGTATCAAACAATATAGGTGTTTCTAGTACCAACGCTAATCTATTTATAAATTGATGATTAAATATTTCAGTGTTCAGTATTAGTTCTTTACCATCTACTTTTTTAGAATTATTATATCTCTCACCTATAGGTGATACTATAAAATCTTTATAAGCTTTCATTAGTATTCTAAATTATACTCAACTGATATAGCCATGTTTTTATTAAAATCTTTCCATGGTATAACTATATCACCTTTTTTTATGTAAATACAATACTTATCTTCTTCCTCTATTATATCACATATCTTGTGGCCACCATATACCTCTTGATCAACAGCATAATGCATGGAATCATTTTTATAATCTTTACCTATAGTAATTTTTCTTATGATATTATTTTTCATCATTCTCTTCTTTTGGCCAATTAATAGTGCCATCTGCTATATTAACATCAAAAGATCCATACTCTTTATTAAGTGTGTCTTGGAAATCAATAATTTTCTTTTGTGATGATCCTAGTTCATGCAATAGATTATGTTTTTGCCCTTCTAATTTACCAATATTAAATTGAACATTATTTATTATATTTACTATTTCTTGTAATTCTTTTAAATGTTCATCTGATATTTTGTCAACCTTAGGTTTAAGATCAACTAACTTTTCTTTTTTTCCCATTTTATTTAATTTAATTTAACTTAATTTTATCTGCAAGTTGATGGAGTTGTAGCAATTCTACCACTTGCTATGTTTATACTTTTGAAAGTTGAGCCATCATGTGATACTTTATAATATCCATCTGGTAAATAAAATCTAGTATGATCTCTCTTTTCCGTATAAATATAAGTACCTGTAGTGTATCCTCCAGCTGAACCAGCGTTATGATAATATTTATTAGGCGTTGATCCCAATGCGCAGGCAGCTGCATCACCACTTTCAACAGTTGAGCCATTTAAAAGGTACCAATCTTTCGCCCCGTCTTCTTCTCTTATTTTCCTTACTATAGTACCTTTATTTTTACCTCTACTTTGGCCCATACTAGTATTATTGCCCAAAGCCATTAGTACCCGAAATAAGCTATTATCGCACCATCATTATCATTTAATGAAACAGAATCCCATCTACCGTAAATTGTTAATCCTCCTGGAAAACTATTAGAAGCATCAATTGCCATACCACCAACACCTTCGTTTCCTCCATCGTTTTTACCTGGAGTAAGAATACTTATATATTCATCATCACTAATAGATGTTGTAGCACTAATAGTTATAGTATCAGCAGCATCACCTGGAGTTAATACAGTTATAGTTCCAAGTAAAGCACCTGTTGCTGTTAAGTAAACTTCGTCCCCAACCGCTAGACCTAGTGAAGCTACCGTATTATCAAATACTATTGTAGCGGAACTAGAAACAGCTCCTTTAACTTGAATAGTTTGATGACCTCTATCGTGAGCCGCGGCACCTATACTTGGATATATATTTTCGTCTTTTGCTACTAAAGCACTTAATTCAGTGTTTGTTGCTAAAAACGATATCGCTACAATAGCCATACCTTCTGGGGCTGTTATAGTATTAGCTGAAGCATCCGCAAAGGCAGATCCTAGTTGTCCGAAGTTATAAGCAACTCCTGTTGAATTTATTCCCATAATTATTTATTATTATTTTGTTGTTGTTCATTTTTTTTAGACGATCCGCCGAAAAAGAAATCGACAACCGTATTTACTTTAGCGCTCATAGCACCAAATATTGTTGATATAAAGCTTATTTCGAATTCACCCATTTCGATATCTCCCATTACGAAGTATCTAAACATCATAAAACTTAATCCGAAGTATGCTGCTGTGAAGAGTGTGGCAAGTATTTTTTGAATAAGAGCATCGTCTTTATACATATCTCTAGCGCTCTTTCTGTCTTCAACTTCTTTGGCGAAAGCCTCTGCCTCAGCTTCGAGTAGTACTCTTCTAAGAGCGAGTTTAGCCTCATCTCTTTCTTTGTCTGTTGTAATAACTTTATCAAGTATTCCTTCTGCATTATCTACTATCTTACCGAATAAGCCGTTTGCAATTTTTCCTATCATCGTTCATTATCTTTTATCATATCATCGATAGACTTATTCATGACCTTATCGGTGTATGATTGGTTATTAAAAAACACACTCTTTCCCGAAGTAGGTATATCTTCTTCCCCTAAAAGTATACGATATATTCTACTTATTAAGTGTGAGCACTTAAAGGAGGTTTTGAATACTGAGTATTTGATGGTTGTTCTATTCCTGTGTCTCCACGCTTCTATCCAACCATTCCTCCTTAATTTCTCCCAACGGTTCTTATCCCAACTCATAGTATACGTTCCGTCGATAAATTCTTGACGCGTAAATCTTCCTTTACAATCTAAGTAAATTAGTAACTCAAGATCAGCATCAGTTAACCCGTAAGTCTTACAGGCCCATTTTCTAACGAGCCTGTAATACTTAAGGATTTGTAAGTCACGTAAATCATGACTTGTTAATCGCATTATGATCTAGCAGTTGCAACTATAGTACAACCATAGATTTTAATACCTTCAGCGGTTAAAGCTGGATGAACATTTTGACCATTATAGTCTAATTCATGAACAGTTATAGCCTCTTCATAATTATTACCATTAGCTAAATGTTGTATAACTCTACATAACTCTTTAAACTTACCACCAGTGTATTTAAGTTGTACAACGTCAGCAGCTTTAGTGCTATCTCCAGAACGGAAATGTAATTCCGCTACATCAATAGCATCTCCATTCCAGTGCATTCCACCATCATGAGACGAGTGACCACCTGCTAAACCATTAGCAACATCAGCAGCCATAGGTACAATTGATAATAAATTTTTACCAGGAACACATAAATCTGAATTTAGAGCGTATAACGGAGCAGTACCAGCAATTAATGCTGTTTCATTAACCCAAACAGTATCGTCTGTAGTTAACGTTGCTCCAGCAGTAGCACTACCATCACCAGTACCTGTAGCTTCTTTAATAGTAACAACACCACTAGCACAAGTAAAACCTTCGTCTAGCATTAAAGTAACCTCTCCTTGAACGTGATTTGCTGGTGTAGCATATGGATCTGTAGCATCAGTAGTATCTAATGTGCCGGTTTTCGCAGTCCACATATCATGGAAATTAACTCCTATATGTGCATTAGCCGCAGTATAAGAACTACCTCTTTTACTAGAACCAGCAGTATATACCCTATATACAACTTGAATATTTTTACTATCCCCATCACCAGCGCTTAAGTTTTGAGGAACAAAACCTCCATTGGTGTTAGTTATCTCTGTTAAAGCAGCTAATTGTGACGACGGTGCGACACCCGCTTGAGAATAATATCCTTTTCTTCCGAAATATAAATATTGTGATTTCATAATTTATTATTATTAAGAATTCAATGTAACCGCAATACTTACGATATCAGTTGAATTAGGGTTAATACTATTCAATGTATCAAAAGCAACTACATAACCGTCTCTATTTCTAGAGTTTGCTAATTTGACCATTGAGTTAATTGCACCTTTTCTGTGTTCATAATCTAATTGATCTGTTGCACCATTAGTGCAAGTTATGACCACGTCATCGGGACCATCCTGGTCACCGACCATATCTTGAGCGAACCACATTGTAACCGCGTTAGCTCCAGTTGAATCAATAGCTGCTAAATTATTTGAATCAAGCATTACTGATATACTAGAGGCGTTAACTGTAGCGTTATCATTAAAATACATAAAGTTTATATCTTTCATAATTATTCAGTTATTACAGCGGGATCAACATCACTCATACCATAAGCGCTAAGTTCATTAGCGTAAACACTATTAACCGCATCTGCGATAGTAATGATTTTTCCTTTTGCAGGGTTAGACATTGCTTTAACTAAAGCTTTCATAACTTTTCCATGGATATCAGAATCCGTAGAGATGTTTGCGTGAACTACATCAATACGCCCAGTGGTTGTTGTAGCCTCTGGAGTGCCTTTGAAATAGATCCTTGTTTTTGTTGCGGCTGAATAATCTAAACCAACAACTCTTGATACGGGTAACATCAACCCATCAAGATCTGCTGTAACATCAGCTGCAAAGTACAAATAGTTTTCTGCGTACATATTATATCTTTTTTTTGATTATTAATTAATTGACTTTGATTTTTTGTTCCCGGATTATGGGTTGCGGTTTATGTATAATCTCTTTAATAGAGATTACACGTTTTTAGCGAATAGTAATTATTCTACTATAACTATATCCCTAGCACGTATAACCTTGTACATAGTATCTTTGTAAGATATATCATGTCCAGCTATTGCATCGTAATATATTGAATCACCTTTTTTGACTACTTCAACTAAATTACCAACAGATATTATATTAGCTTTTCTATATCTATTTGTTTCATCTGTTTCATCTGTTAATATAAATCCACCAACTTTTTTTGGTCCTTCTTTTATTATATCTACTATAACATAATCATTAATTGCCTTCATTTACTCTTATATTAGAAATTACACAATCTGCTGACATTATAGTTAATGCTACACTTACAGCATTTTTAAGTGCAGACTTAGTTACTAACACAGGATCAATTATTCCTTCACGAACCATATTAGGGAATGTTCCATCTATTACGTTACAACCATAACCTTCTTTTAAATTACTAGGATTCATCATTAACCCAGCATTATCCATAATAGTTTCAAATGGAGAAGATAAAGCATTAAGCAGTACTTCACCAGCCTTGCTGGTCGAAATTTTTTGAGATGCGTTCAATAATGCGATTCCACCACCTGGTACAATACCTTCTTGTAATGCAGCTTTAGTTGCGTATATAGCATCTTCAACTCTATCTTTCTTTTCTTTTAATTCAACTTTAGAATTAGCACCTACTCTTATTATACCTACACTACCTGATAACATAGCTAATCTATCTTCAAGTTTCTTTTTGATAAAATCATTTGATTCTTCAGTTAAGTGTTTATTTAATTCATCTATTCTATCCTCAATACCCTGAGTCATACCTTCTAAAGTTAGCACAGTATTTTTATCATCAGTTACAGCAAATTCAGCTTCACCCAAATGCTCTGGCTTCATAAGATCTAAATCATCACCTAGTTCTTCATTAAGTATAGTGGCCCCAGTTAATATAGCTAAATCTTCAGTAGCATCCTTCTTAGTAGGACCAAAGCCTGGTAAATCAATAATATTAACCTTAATAGTACCTTTTACCTTATTCATAAGTAAAGCAGCTTTAACTTGTTGTGCTACTGGTGCTACAATTAGTAAAGATCTGTTGTTCTTTATAACATGTTCTAATATATTTTGTATTTTACGTACATTAGGTATTTCAGATGAACATATAAAAACTAAAGGTTTATCTAATTCACACGTCTGTTTTTCAGTATTAGTAACAAAATGTGGTGATGTTAAATTACAATCAATTTTAACACCATCTACAATATCAACGTATGTATCCTCTGATTCGCTTTCTTCCATTAATACTACACCGTTCTTTCCAACTTTATCATAAGCCTCGGCTATTATAGCTCCTAACTTTTTATCGTTGTTACAAGATATAGCACTAACAGATTTAAGCATATCACCTTCTACATCAATAGCTATATTATTTAAATAGCTTATGACACTATCTAGTGTTTCATTAACTCCATCTTTAATTTCCCTGATTGTAAGACCATCCGCGACTGCGGTGTCTATTTGCTTGATTATTGCTTCAGCCAACACTGTAGCAGTTGTTGTGCCATCACCAGCATCTTTAACTGTATTTCTGGCAGCTTCTTTGATTAAGGTTGCACCCATATTTTCTACCGGGTCATATAAGACTACGCTCTCTGCAACGGTTACTCCATCTTTTGTAATGACCGGTTTGCCTCTCCCATCTTCGTAGATAACACATTTACCTGATGCACCTAACGTAGATTTTACGGCTTGGGCTAACTTATTAACTCCAGTGATGACTCTTTCTTTAGCTTCACCACCGAAGTCTAAGTTCTTAACCAATTCGCTTGGTAAGTTATATTCCATATGTATTTAATTTAATTTAATTATACTTGTGTAGATTTGAAGTTCTACTTCTTATATTGCTCTCTTTTCTTCTTTTAGCCTTTTTACATCAGCTTTAGCAGTTTGAAATTCTTCAGATTTTCTACCTTTTGTTTTTCTAGCTTCTCTTTTTTTCTCTCTCGCTGCTTTTATTTGCTTTCTTTTTGTTCTTCTTTTACCTTTATCAGTTTTATTTAACTCAGGATCTATACCAGCAAGATATGCCACCGCATCAAGATCTCCTCTATCAAGTGATTTTTGCCAATTCTTTTTTGCTTTTTTCTCTTGTCTATCCGCTTTTCTTTTAGTTCTTCTAGCTTTTCTTTCATCTCCTTTACCTACTCCTAAGAATTGACCAACTTTTGTATCCTTGAATTTCTTTCTATCAAACTTATCTTCACCACTTCCTCCACCAGCAAAAGGATCACTAGTATTTTTCTTTTTTTCTTCTTTCACATTACCTGCCGTAGGATCAACGTCAAAATCTTTTTGCCCTTTATGTCCTTCTAATTTTTCTTCTGTAGTAGGAGCATCATCTTCGTTTAATAAGGGGTGTACTGTTCCATCTGGCATTTCACCAGTTTTGTTGTAGTGGTCATACTGCTCTTTAGTCATCTTGACACCATCAACTTCAAACCTTTTTTCATTTTCTTCATTTTTATCTTCTTTAGATAATTGATATCTTTTAGAAACGCCATAAGCTTCATTTATTTTATTTTGAATCTTTTTATATTCATCTGATGAAGTGTCACCAGCATCTCTTAGTGCATTTCTTTGTTTAGCTAAATCAGATAAATCCCAACCTTTTGCTGTAGCTGCTTTCTTTGCTGTAGCCCAATCAGCTTTTTTATAAACTGATCTTTTCTTCATGGTAGTCTGCGGAGTAATATCTGTTTCAATATCTTTTCTAGTTACTGTTTGAGGTTCATACTCAGATGTTTTCCTTTCTAGTTTTCTTGCTGTTCTCATCATTCTCTTTTCGTTCTGATGGAAAGCTGAACCCATTCCGGTTCCTTTGCCCGGATTAAAACCTTTCATTTTAAATGCCATTTGTATATATTTAATCGATTATTATTTATTTATGTTTTTTCAGCAGCAATTGCCTCTTGTTCCCAAGGATGATCTGGATGTCCCTCTGGCAATCTACCTGCGGGACCGTCTATCATACCATCTCTTCTAAAGTATATCTTACCTTCCCACATTACCCAATTATCTCCATAATTAGCTCTACCATCCGCTATATCTTTCAAGTGCTTCATTTCGTGCTTAATAGTCCTTTTTAACATCGCAGGACTTATTTTAGCTTCAGAATTAATAGATATAGTACCATCGTTATTAGCTTCTGCTATAGTACCTTTATCTAAAGGAGTACTTATTATTTTAACATTGTTAGAATTAAAAGATCTACCTTTAGCTATTTTAACAGTACTGGAATCTTTTATATCCCTTCTCTCTGATCCTAATTTGAAAGACATTTATTTTTTATTTAAGTTTTTTGGTAAGTTTATCAATTCTTCTTGCAATTCTTTTTTCTTTTTTTGTATACCATGGTAATTCACCAGTTTTGTTATAATGTTTCCACTCTGCAGTAGTTACTTCTTTGCCGTCAATAGTGATTTTACTAGGATTTTGAGTATTCTTTTCTTTCTTTTCTCCAGATTTAGATTCAGATCCTAGAATTAACTTTTGTTTAGGTAGATCATCATCTGTATTAGTTTTTTTATAAGCAGATGCTTTTTTTGTGAATGCTGACCATCCTGTCATTTTGAATGCCATATTATTTATTTTTTTTATTTTTTCTTTGACTGAGGAGTGTATTCATAAGTCTCTCTTTTATGAATAACATCTTTATCACCTTCTTTTGTGAAGCCTGGTATTGTTTCGTCATATTTCCAACCTTTTTCATCGTAATATGCTTTTCTTGCAGCAGTTCCAGGAGCTGGTACTTTTTCTTCTTCTTTACCTTTATCCACTTTTGTAGAAGTAACCATTGTATCCGGTTCTTTATCAGAAGATATCATTGTAGGTTTATCGTCGTCGCTTGGCTTTTTTGTACCGCTTGTTTTTTTGTCATCTGATGGTCTAGGAAAATTTTGACCACCCCTAGCTTCCCATCTAGTTTGTTCCTCAGTTTTAGGACCATATTCTCCTTCATATACGTGCGATGGAGGAGGTTTTTTTTCTCCTTTTTTTGTTGTTCTTACAGTTTTGTTTTTACCATTTTTTTTCATTGGGGATCCAGTTCCGTGACCGAATCCCCTGAAGTTCATTTTAAATGCCATATTAATTGAATGTTTTTACGACCTTAGGTCCTTTTATATATTCTAATTTTTTAGAGAAATGTTCAACACTACCTTCTATTGCGGCTTCAGCGCCTTCCATTGTCTCTCTTCTTGTTATATCCACCCATTGATCATTATTTTCAGGTTTATTAACCTCTGTTTGATAATAACCATTAGGTAATTGTGTTATTCTCCAGTTTTTCTTTGTGGCTAAATGCTTCCATTCATCCATTTGTTTTTCTGAAATTTTAGGTTCTGTAGTATATGTACTACTTTTATAGTATATGTATGTCATGTTATTTGGTTTTAATTATTGTTATTAGGTATAAGGATTTTCCTTATTATATTATACTGATGTAGTTCTTACAAAAAAGTAAGCTTCTAGTGCTCCAGTAACAGTAGCACTAGCATCGACTATTATATCAGCTTCTAGATCCCAGCCAAAATACGCAAACTCACCTGGCTTTAATGTCATTAATCTTATAGCTTCACCGCCGCCACCATCTGCTAAATCATTAGTAGAGCCGTGTCCTATATAAATATCAGCTGTAGTCGCCATGCCTTCTGTTAGGTTTCTTAGAAATATAAATCCTCCATCTGTTCCAGCTGCATCAGTATCGTCAGTAAATGTTACTTCACCAGATGTTAATGTAGATTTAAATAGTATAGCATGTGTAGCAGATACATCCACTACCTTCTGCCTTACCTCTGTTACGTCTAGCTGATCTGTTACAGATATTACTATAGGTGAAGAAGTAGGTCCTGAGTTAGTAGCGGTACTATATTTTTTCGATGTTAATGTAAATGCTGGGTTTATATATTTTGCCATATTGTTTTATTTATTATCCTCTATCAAATCTCCAAACTTCTAATGTAGCTGCGGCGCTTGCATCGTAAGTTATATCCATTGCATAGTCGTAAGGCATGAACGCAAATTCACCTGGCTTTAGCGTAAAAAGCCTTGTTGTTGCTGAAAAGTCATCTGCTTGATTAGCTGCTCCTATATCAGCCGCTGTGTCATCATCTGCTTGAACACCTATATATATATCTCCAGTGGCTCCAGCATTTGAAAAGTACAAAAATGCACCTACCGTACCAGCTGTTTCTGTATCACCACCTAAAGCTGCGCCGTCAAAAAGTAGTGCGTGAGATGAATCATTGGCTATACTTATTATTTGAGATTCAACTATATCTACCGTTAAAGAGTCTGTAGTTGATAGAGACAATGCTACGCTCAATGGTCCAGCGTCTGTAGTAGCTGAACTAGCGTTTGCTGTTAATGTTAATGTTGGTTTTATTATTCCCATTGTGTTTTGTTTTTTAAGCTTAATGTTATACGACTTATTGTCGTTATTCTACAAATAAGATAATCACATAGTGTTTTATATATTTACTATATTCTCCCCGTATTATAAATATAGGGATAAAGTACTACCCCCCTCCTCTCTACCCCCCTACCCCTCCCCCAAAGTCCCCTCTCTCGACCCAGCCCCCTTCATTCCTATCATTTCTCCCTATACTTTTCGCATTTTCCCTACAAAATCCCTTCCATTCCTCCTCTTCTCTCCACTTCTATTCCTATTTCTAATTTATTATTATAATTATTATTCCTATTCCCTCCCCCTCCCCTCCCCTCCCCTCCCTCCTCTTCTATTTATTCTATTATTCTATTTATATTTATTATATTAATTCTATTATTATAATTCTATTTAATTAATTATTATTATTATTATACTTTCGTTACACAAACTAAATACGAGTGTATATCGATAATATATATGTAACAACTACTAATTAGTAATTAACTAATAAATGTAGTGTGACAATTGCCAGTTATTCTAATAACTTAATAGCTAAATGTCACACTAATAATTGTGTAACATAATTGTGAGTGATGAGAGTGGGCGGAGTATGAGTAACTAATTTTTATAACATAAACAAATAATATACTTTTAAAATGACTAAATTAAAATTAATAATATTAAAATACTTAATAAATTCTATTTGGAAATATAATAGTAAAATGTGTAAAGAAAAGTTTACTGAATCAACACTTGATGACTTATATACTTTAATAAACACAAAATAAATACGAATTAATTTCGATAATATAAATGTAACTAAAATAAATGTTTAACTAAATAAATTTAATAATTATGACAAATGTAATAAATTCAAAGAGATTTGTAGTGAGACAATCTCTAGTCGGAAAGAATGCAACTATAAATGTAGAATTCAAAAATGGTAAAACTGCGACTTATAATCATGACAAAGTATTTTCAATAATGAAAGATAAATTAGAAAATATGGCGTGTTGGGCAAAGT